GTATAAATAGTATTGCGAACTATAACAGAAAAGAACTATGACTTCACAAAGTCCAAGAATATACTTGTATAAAATTACTTTTGAAGAAGTTCCTTATTATTACTACGGAGTTCATAAGGAACGAAAGTATAATGAGTACTATATGGGAACTCCTGTAACTCATAAATGGTGTTGGAATTTTTATACACCAGAGAAACAAATACTTCAAGTTTTTGATTACACAGATGAAGGGTATCTTGAAGCACAAGAAGTTGAAAAAAGATTGATAAAACCTGTATTCAATAATGATAAGTGGTGCTTGAATGAAAATGTTGGTGGATTAATATCTCTCAATATTAGAAGAAAAACCGGACAAAAAGTTGGAAAAAAATTATATGAACTTAAAAATGGGTTGTTTGGAAGAACAACAGAAAAAATAACTAAAGATAGTAAAAAAAGTGGAACTATAGGAGGGAAAAAAACATACGAAATGAAACTTGGTATTCATTCTTTAAGTAAAGAAAAAATACTTGAAAATGCTAAAAATGGTGGAAAATTAGGTGGAAAAATATCATCAGAACTTAAATTGGGAGTTCATGCAAGAAGTAAAGAAAAAATTATTGAAGATGGTAGAAAGGGTGCAGAAATAATAAACGCACAAAAATGGGAATGCTGTATAACTGGATATGTATCAACTGCTGCTGGTGTAGTTTCTTATCAAAAAGGAAAGGGAATAGATACATCTAAAAGTAACAGACGCAGAATAACATAGGACACTTCATAAACTGGAACAGGGGCACTTGATTTCAAGTGCCTTTTCTTGTATAATTATTTTATGAAACAAACTTCAAAATGAAACCATTTTTACTAACGGCAGGTGATTTTTGTTATCCACTATCAGGGACTGGGGACTGGATTGGGTGTTTCTCAACCAAAGAAGATGCGGAAGAAGAAGTGATAGAAGTTGTAGTTCCAAAATATCGCAATAAGAAATTTGGAGATGAAATGGTCAGAAAGTGGTCTATAAGGGATATGGAGTATGATTGGTATGAGATTGTAGATTTACGGGAGTGGATGGGTGATGACTAAACATCCTGCAAATGAATATCAACCCGAAGATGATGCCGCAGCACTTGGGTTCAATAAGTGGTTTATGGAGGATTTATACGGAAGGTTTTCTTATAGGATTGAACACTTTCTTGAAGATATAAAGATTGAAGATTACAACCAGAGACGGGACATTCTTATCAAATGGTTGAATTCAGCGTATAATTCTGGTTATGAGTGTGCTATGTATGCTAAACTTGATAAGACTTATGATAAAATAGAAGAGCACATAGAAGAAACCAACGAACTACTAAAAGAAGTTGATGAGTATCTAGAAAAATGACCAAGTATCGTATTGTTTATCGTGCAGGAGAACGATATTGTTACTTCGCACAAAAGAAAGTTTGGAACTTGTTTTGGAAGGATTTGTCGATGCACTCTTGTAGTGGTGGTGAAGGTTATCCAAGAGGTGCAGAAACTCCATCTTATTCTCAAGAGTTAGTTGAGAAATATATTGAGCATATTGCTATGAAACAGAATGTAAAAGATGTTGTGGTGAAAACTTATGACTGAAAAAGAAGCACTTGAACGAATTATTTACGATTTGAATTCTTGGTGTGAGACTTGGACGCCTACTTCTTATACTGACCCTCGCATTAGTTTGACTATGATTGCTAATCGTGCTAAATCTGCACTTGAAAATAAAGAAGAAATTGAACCTTCGCACATTATCAAGTGTGATGATTTCTTGTATTATCGTGGTGAGAAATATCAAAAGGTAAAAGAACCTCCACGAATGGAACTTGAACGAACTGGTAAGGTTTCTGTTGTTTTTTATGATAAGAAACCTTATTATCGTATTGAATATGGTGATGAGTTTCATTATACCGTGTGGTGGAGAAGAAGTAGGCAAGAGGATACTTCACAGTTGTCTATGATTACCGATAAAGAAACTGAACGACTACTTGAAGGACTTTGGTTCAATGATGTAAAAGGTGGGCAGTATGACTGACGAAGAGTTTTCAAATGCACTAGACCTTATCAAACAATATGGTGAGGAAAATAAACCACCAACACTTTTTGAAGAAATAAGAAAACTTGGATATTCTGTCGATATGTGTTATGAAATAATTGACGCAGTTAAGAAATGGATACCTAAAGAACATAAAACAAATTCATACGATTGGAATAGATGTCTAAAACTTATGAGAGATAAATTAGAATGAATACCGAAGATAAAGAAGCAGTAAAAGAATTTGTATCTGGTTCTGCGTTAGTCTTTGCAATTGTTATTGCATTTATTCTTCTGTTAGTTCTTCTTTCCAATAAAACCACAGATGTAAATACATCACCTTCTATAGAAGTGATTGGAAAATACAAAGAGTGCGAAATAGTCAGGTTAAATTTTAATAACCTTGCAGAATATCATTATACACTTTACTGCGGTAAGAACTAATGAGTGAAAATTTACCTTGGGTTCTTGGACTGATTGACGAAGAACTCAATCAACTGAAAGACCAAAAAAAGCAATTGTCTTCTTACGGAAAACAGAAAATTAGAGAAAAAATGAACCAAATCCCAGAAGACGATGAAATTGAAGACATATTGAATATTGAACTTACTGAAGAAAAGAAACAAGAGCTTGCAGAACAAAGGGAAAAACTTAACGCAGGGTTCAAACAAAACGAAAATGGTGAATGGTATCGTCCTACACTACAAGAACTTGAAAAGAATGAAAGGATTGACCTTGCTATTAATGAAATGAGGTATATTCTCTGGGGAGGACAAGATGGTGAGGAGTTTGGGAATTCTGTGAAATTTATTATTGATGTATTAAATAGTTTAAGAGATGATTAAACTCTGTAAAGATTGTAAGCACTATCGTAGGGATCATCTATCTCATCTTTTAGGTATGGGAGACCGACATGATATGTGTGCTTCACCAAATACAACTCAAAATCTTGTAACTGGACACGAAAAGAGGTTTTGTGATATGTTGAGATCAAATCGATGGAAAGATCTAGATTATTCATGTACACCTGAAGGTAGATACTGGGAGGCAAAATGAGTATATTTGAGAAACTATCCTCTTCTTGGTATTGGTTTGTTGAATGTATTAAATCTTGGCATTATTGTATGACCACTCCTGAAGATGATGGATGGGATTTCTTCTGCCATATCAATACAGATTATTGTCGTTATGTAGAAGAGTTTTATTATGAATGAAAGAATTAAAAATCCTGATGAGTTTGTGCTAGAAGATGTAAAAATGTTTCACTACGAAGTTATGGAACCAAATAAGTCTATATGGGCTGGAATTTATTTAAATGATGGAAAAATATTTCACTTAAATATTAGTGGAAATAATCTTCGGGTTAATTATAGTGATGAAACACCTTAAAATTAAAAAAATCATAGATGGTTTTAATTCAATATCTTGGGCTTGGTATTCTTTTATAACTAATGATAGTTGGGATTTTTTTAATGCTATCAATAGTGGTTGGTTAGATATGGAATTTACTCATAGATATGGAGAAAATCCAACAGAACAAGATTATTGGGAATGGATATCCCTAAATCCACAAAAAATCTATCTTAGTGAAAAAGATTTCGATAGTCTTGTGGATAAAATAGAGAATTCTGGTGGATATGATGAAAAGATTGCTAAAGTTCTAAATAAAACCACACTTTGGGATTAAAATGACTATAGAAGTAAAAGATTTGGGGGATTATGAGTTCCAAATTTCCTGGGATAAGAACGATCCCAAAGAAAAATTGCTTAATTATTTTACAGAAAAAGATTTTATTGATGCTATTCAAAAAGAACTAAATTTACTTAATGGAAATCTTAATCCAGAACCTAATCAAAAACCCAACTGAAGATAATAAAAATCTTTATTTGAAAGAGGTTAATAAAATTGAATACCAACTTTTAGAAGAAGCAGAAAGCTTCCCAAAAAAATCTCAAGAGTATTTTTCAAAACGTACAGAAGCATTTTCTTTTCGTAGAAACTCTGCTATGAAATTAATTCGTGAATGGGTACAGCAATATAAAACTACTGAAGGTTGTCCAGTAGCATATGCAGACACACTAAATATTCCATTTCAAACTATCAAGATTCCAGATGCTTGACTTTCGTAAGTACATGGGATACTATGATCCAAAGTATCCTGCTATAGACTTTAACACTCCTTGGGGTGAATTTAACTCTTACATTGAATGTTGTAAGAGTTTAAATCAAACACCAAGTCTTCGTAGGTATTTTGGATACCGCAATTATTTGAAAACAATTGGAATTATAGAATGACTACTTCAAGAAAATCACAAGAGGAAGAATTTTTATTCCCAACTCCAAATATTCAAAATAGTGAAAATCTAAACTTTCTAGATATTGCTACAATTAACAATTTGAATAACTTTTCACAGCACGTTTCATATCTTTCTAATCTTGCTATTGGTGGTAAAATGACTGCTGAAGATGCATATAAAGAAATCAAGAAACTCTATAAAGCTATGAAGCAATCTCACAAATCTCTTAAGGGCTCTTGGTTTTGATGGAAACTAAAACCGTTCAAACAACTGGAACTTACGATCCAGAGGAAAATTATTTTTCAATTTCTATTTGTCCTAATAACAATCATCTACTAACTTTTGAAGGATTGACATATGATGATATGGAAGAAATTAAAAGTTTAGTGGATATTCTATTGGAAGATTACAAAGAACGTAATGTTAAAGGAGGATCAAATGGCGTTAAGTGGAAGTGTTGAAGCCTCATTAAAGGAGGCGGAATCTGCACTAAGAAATTCATTATCATTTGCAGCAAGGCAAGAAAAGCCGTATGTATCTGTAATGATTTCCAAAATGATTTCAGATATTGATAATCTTATCCAAATAGATAAATTTTCAGATAAACTTGAAGAAAAGATGAAGAATAGTGATAATGGTATGTTTGGAGGCTTCTTTTAATCTAAATACGTTTGAAATATGTTGAATTCCTAACAAATGGTTCAAGATTATTTAACAGTAGAAGAATGGTATGAACTAAATTACTTAAAAGAAGCTATTAGCGACCATCCAGCATCAGTTCATCCAGACAAACAAGAAAGATTTACAGAATTACTAGTAAAATCTTTGATTGGTAAAGGTGAAAACTCAATATCAACAGAACCTACTAACTATTGAAGCCAATTTTTAAACTGGCCTGTTATATCTCCAATTATCTTTTCTTTGTGTTATACTGATAAGAGAATTGGAGATTTACTATGGAAGTTCTTGAAATTAAAAATTCTTCTGCAATTTCTAAAATTAGTTTTAATGATGAAGAAAATTTAGTTGGAATTTCTTTTACTTACAATCCAGGCAAGGAATATCTATTTGTGTGTGATGAAATTGAAGATGTAAAGTCCCAAATCAAATCTACAGATAGCGTAGGGAAACTTGTTAATCTGTTTCGTAAAGATGGAACCTTCTCGCAGCTAAATAGCTAAAAACTAGCTATGATGGAAAAGCTCTATAAGAAATTATCTGACTCTCAAGCAACACTCTTTAATTTATTTCAAAAAACTTGGGTTTATCATTGGAATGTAGTTGGTCAAGATTTTCACCAATTACATAATACCTTTGGAGACCAATATGAAGAAATGTTTGAAGAGATTGATAGAATTACAGAGCATATGAGATTTCTCAATATTAAACCAGTAAGCACCCTAAAAAGGTTAACAGAAGTATCTCATATTCTAGAAGCTAATAGTAATTTAGATGATATGGGAATGGTTGAAGATCTAATGAAAGATAATCAAACTTTAATTAATTTATATCGTGAGGCTGCTGATGAAGCAGATAAACAGAATCAAAGAGCAACTTGTAATGTATTAGATGATTTAGCTGAAAGTGCAGGAAAAAGGGTATGGATGTTGAGAAGTTTCACAAAGTAAAGACTACACCAGAAAATGTAAAGGAAGCTAACGAAGCTTTATTTTATTCTAAAATGAATCTACCACAGGCAGCGGTTCATTGTGGGATGACAAATAAAGAAATGAAAATGACCTTTCGTGAATTTTTAAAGTATCATCCACCAACCTACTAGATCTAAAATAAATAACAAAAGCATCATATGGTAAGATGTTTAAGTTATCTAAAGGTTATAGGTGGTATCACACCCCAAGAGGAAAATCAATCATTTTAATTTATTTCGTCAATGAAATACCTTATACTTATGATAACTTAAATAAAGAAGATGAAGAAAATTTAGAAATTATTCTTGAAGCTACGGCAAATCACGTATATACTGAAGACGAGGTTTATTGGGCTTCCTATTATCTTATTGAAGAAGAAGCACATCCATTATTATTTGAAATGAAATTAGAAAATCCTGAACTCTTGCCTACAGATTAATGAAAATAAATTTGTGGTGGTGTGAAGATATGCACCAATGGCGCTGGACATTAACACAGAATTCCAGACCCATTCTTAAACAAGAGAGTGGTCAAAGACCAGATTTACATCAAGCTATGCAAGATATAGCTAATACTGTAGAATATTTGTTGGAGAATAGTGAAGTACCTAAAGCCGATAATTAACTTTTTCTTCATATTTCTGGTAATATTCATGTGTTGTTGGATTTTAACATCTTAAAAAATTAATTATGAAAAAATTAGATTATCGTGTAAAAAGTGAATTGGAAATTGCAGAATCTGCACTACGCAAAGCACTATCTTATAGTGAAAATATTGAAGTATATAAACTAAAAAATATTGTAGATGCTCTTATAGAAATTGATAATACTTTATTTGCTGAAAGAGTTATAGAAAATTCTAATCCACAATTCCTGAAGGAAGATAACATTATAAATTATGATTATGTTAATATGAATATTCCAGGAAGTTATACTGGAAGTCATATTAAAGGTGGAATTGGTGATGATGTAATTAGTTTTTGAACTATGAAAAATCTTAGTGTTGCTTTCTTTGTAATTGTTCTTGCTGTTGCAGGACTATCTTTAGAAACGTATATTCTTGGCATTATTTTGTCCTGGTTCAATGTATCATTAACTTTCTGGCAAAATTTACTTATTATTTTACTTGCTAATGCTATTTTCAAACCTACTGGAGGTTCTTCTAAGTGAAACAACAAAATGGTTTTATTGACCCTGCTATTGCTGTTGGTCTTCTTTGTGTGGGTGGATTTGCTGCTTTGCTGTTTATTGGTGGTCCACAATATAATGTGTGGCAACAATCTCTTGCTGGTAAAGCAGAACTACAGAAGGCAGAATACACGCGCCAGGTCGCAGTTCTTGAAGCACAAGCAAAGAAAGATTCTGCCTCTCAACTTGCTGAAGCAGAAATTATCCGTGCTCAAGGTGTTGCCAAAGCAAATCAAATTATCGGTGATAGCCTGAAAGGAAATCCTGCATATCTACAGTATCTCTGGATTACTCAAGGTGAAGAGAATACTAATAGAACAGTATATATGGTTCCTAGCAATGGTGGTGCTCCAGTTCCAACCTTTGATATTCAACAAGTTCCATTACCTAAAAAATAAGACCACTTTTTGAACCGTCCATAAACCCTTGGAAATCCAAGGGTTTTGGTGTATGATAGGTCTATTGAAATCTCACTATGGCTACTCGTTCCCCACTTAAACCAGAAGTTCTCAATCAAGCAGTAGCAGTAGCTATGTCCTCCCAATCAAAGAAAAAAGTAGGTTCCATCATTCTTAAGAAAGGGAAACTAGTAGCATCTGCTGTTAATCTTGAGAATAAGACTCATCCAATCCAGGCTGCTTATGGAGAAAGAGCGAGTTGTATTCATAATAATGAAGGTCTGCGTATGAAGCAATACCTCCATAGTGAAGTAAATTGTTTGATTAAGAGTAAAGGTAAAGGTAATACTATTGTAGTTGCTAGGGTTGGTGGTAGGGGAGGTAAAGAATTGCGTATGGCTAAACCTTGTCCCATTTGTTCTATGGCTCTAAGAGAATATGGAGTGACTCATATACATTATTCTACAGACCACGGATTTTTGTATGAGTATTGGGGTTGATTAAAATGCATTACGATTTTCCTGTTATTAAAACCATCAACGACGTTCTTCCTCACATAGAAGGAAGAAAAGAATTCCTTGTGATGGATAAAGGGGAATATACGGTCATCACTTACGCAGTTGCATTTGAAGAAACCTTCAAGTGGGATAATGAAGACCCATTAGGTTCTTCTATTCGCCGTGAGTGTAGAGGGCTCATTTTCAATACAGATGGTAAGCTAATTTCCAGACCTTATGCGAAATTTTTCAACGCAGGAGAAAAAGAAGAAACTCAAATAGATAAAATTAATCTATATGAGCCCCATCACATCACACAAAAGCTGGACGGAAGTTTAATTCGCTTCTTAAAATTTGGTGATAACATTTATGCAGCTACAAAAGCTGGACTGACTGAAATCTCCCAACAAGTTGATGAGTTTTTAAAGGATAAACTAAATTATTATAATTTGATTCAAGATACCATTAATAATGGTCTAACTGCTTGTTTTGAATGGTGTAGCCGTAAAAATAGAATTGTTATTGATTATCCAGAAGATAGTCTTATTCTTACTGCAATTCGTAATAATACTTCTGGAACTTATCTACTTTATGATAATATTGTAGAACTTGCAAATTATTTTGAAATTCCAGTAGTCAAAAGTGTATCTAATTTAGCAAAACAAGATATACACTTACTTGTAAATCAAGTCCGTCAATTAACTGATAATGAGGGTATTGTTCTAACTTTTAATTCTGGTCATCGTATCAAAATTAAAGCCGATGATTATGTCCTTCGTCATAAAACAAAGGACCAAATCTCACAGGAAAAGAATATCATTTCTATCATTCTAAATGATAGTGTAGATGATGTAGTTCCACTACTTCCAGAAACTGATTCTAAAAGGCTACAAGACTTTGAGAAAGCATTTTGGCTTTCGGTAGAAGATGTTTGTAGTGAGATTTATGATTTGTATAAGCAAATTGATAGAGGGCAATCGCAGAAAGATTTTGCAACACTAGCAGTTCCATCACTCATTCCAAAATATAGACCATTTATGTTTAAATTGCGTAAAAGGTATCCTATAAAAGAACTAGTACTAGAACAGATTAAAAAATCTCTAACTTCACAAACAAAAGTTGAAGAAAATCGCTGGCTATTCGGGAACTTAAACTGGAATGGATAAACCAAAAATTATTCTACTATGCGGACCTCCGTGTAGTGGCAAATCAACTTGGATAGAGAATAATAATGTAGATAATCTTCCAGTATTATCTACTGATATTTTTATAGAAAACAAAGCTAAAGAGCTAAATGCAACTTATAGTGCTGTATGGGAAGATAGTATTCGTGAATCCGTCATAAAATTAGGAGAAGATTTAATTAATCATACTAAAAATAAATCTAGTTTTATTGTAGATCAAACAAATATTAATCCTAAATCTAGAAAAAAGAAACTAAATTTATGTAAAGGTTATTACAAAGTAGCAGTATATTTTGAAGTTCCTATAGAAGAACTCTTAATAAGAAATACTAAAAGACCTGGGAAAGTTATACCTAAATTTGTAATTGAAAGTATGGTTAATACCTATCAAAGACCAACAGAAGAAGAGGGGTTTGATTTGATTATTGATGGGACCAAAGAGTCAACTGTCCCATCAAACTCCCAAAACCAACTTTTGTATGATATACTATTAGATATCTAATGGCTCCACAAAATGAAAAATTATGTTTTGATTGGAGATATTCATTCGCAATATCTCCAACTTCAAAGTGCTATCAATTATATTCAAAAAAATATTGATAACTATCATATTATTTTTCTAGGAGATTTATTTGATAGTAGAACTGACTATTCTAATAGTATTGGAGTTTACGAATTAGTAAGAGAACTCCAAACTCAAAATAAATCTACTACTTTACAATCTAATCACCAAGATAAACTCATTCGTTATCTAAAAGGAAATCAAGTTTATTTAAACAATGGATTAGATAGAACAGTCGAAGAATTCAAATCTTCAAGTGTTTCTCAAGAAGAATTATTAAATTGGCTTAATACATTTCCATATGGAATAGCATTTAAAGATAAAAATAATCTAGAATATCGTTGCTCTCATGCATATTTCTCATCAAAGCTCTTCATTCCAGAAGATTATCTAGATGAATATCGTGTTGATGTAGTTAGTAAGCAGACAAAATCCAAGTGTTTATATGGAGTAATACACGAAAACAAAAGATTTGAATGGTGGAATATTGAAAGTCCCCATTCTTGGGTTCGTGTAGCGGGACATTATCATAAAATTCATATTGACTTGAATAATACAAAGTCAATTGTTTTAGATGGTTCCTGTGGTAGTGACGATGGAAAGCTATACATTTACGACGTAAACTCTCAACAATCCTTTTCTTTTTGATATGACTACAGCTCGCAAAAAATTCGTATACCTCAAGCCTAAAAATGAAAAATCATATGATTACTATGATCGTGTGATGCTTGGTCTTCAATCTTGTGAAGTATTGGAAACTAATGAGAAAATGTATCTACTGAAACCAATTAAATCTATGGAAACTTTTTGGTTGGATAAATCTGGTGATGATTGTTGGGAGTTCGAAAGCTGACGGTTTTTGGACCGTCCATTACTCCCAGACATTTTCACGAATACCTGATATATTATTGGGGTCGAAAGCGATGAGGTTCTTCGCATCTTAAATAATCCCTCGGTTCCACTTTTGGAACCGTCCACTACTGACTCCAAATCAATCGCTTCTCTGCTATATTGATTGGGTCGGTGAGGGAAACACCTTCACTTCAACTTTGTCCTTTATTTTTGAGATTTACTATGTCCTTCTTTGATAGCATCCGCGAACAAGATTATTCAGCCACCGTGCAAATTCTGGTAAATGAGGAGAGTATCACTCTTACGGAAGCTCAATATCGTGGTAAGACTGTTTCCCAGCTCGTAGCTGAATACGCTGGTGGTCTAGTTGATGCTTCTCGTGTAAATCGTTACATCATCAACGGTACTGCTGTTTCTGGTGATACGGTTATCCGCCCATCTGAAATTCTGAGGGTAGCAATTTCTAGTGAGAGTAAGGGTGTATATTGAGTATTATCCAAGCCTCAATATGAGATTAAAGCCCTTCTAGGGCTTTTTTTGTATCCATAAAACCTTATAAATAATAAAGTCTGTTAAGACCGCAATTCTCTACAGATAAGATTAGGTGCTCTTTGGGGCACCTAATCTTTTAGGAGCTAATATAAATAAAGATGCGGTCTTAATAGAATAGAACTATGACTAAAAACAGTCCAAGAATTTACATATATAAGATTACTTTTGAAGAAGTTCCTTATTATTACTATGGAGTTCATAAAGAAAAGAAGTTTGATGAGTACTATATGGGAACACCAGTAACTCACAAGTGGGCCTGGGACTTCTATACTCCAAAAAAACAAATACTTCAATTTTTTGAGCTTAGTGATGAAGGATATTTAGAAGCACAAGAAGTTGAGAAAAGATTGATTAGACCATTCTATAATACTGATAAGTGGTGTTTAAATGAAAGTTGTGGTGGTATGGTATCAGTACAAATATCTAGGAAAGTTGGAAAGTTACTTGGTAGTAAATATGGAAAAATTAATGGCTCAATAGTTGGTAAAAGAATGAAAGAGGAAAAGAAAGGTATATTTGCTATGACTAATGATGAAAAAAGTGAGCTTGGAAAAAGAAACGGACAAAAAAATAAAGAAAACAAGAAAGGTATTTGTGGTTTAACTCCTGAACAAAGAAAAGAAATTGCTATTATGGGTGGAAAAGTGGGTGGAAAAATTGTAGGAACTATGTGCAAAGAACTTGGAATAGGCATTTTTAGTCTCCTACCAGAAGAGAGAAGTGAAAATGGAAAAAAATCTGGAAACAAACATAAAGAGAATAAAACTGGTATTTGTGGATTAAGTAAAAAAGAAAAAAGTATAGCTGGAAAGCTTGGAGGTAAGAGAAGTGCAGAACTTAAAGTGGGTTGTCATAAGATATCTCCTGATGAACGGAGACGTATAGCATCAAAAACAAATTCTCAAAAGTGGAAATGCCTTGAAACTGGATACATTTCAAATCCTGCTGGCCTTTCTAGTTATCAAAAAGCCAGAGGCATAGATACCTCACTACGAGAACGATTAGAATAATTAAAATAATTAGAATTTCTCAAGGCTCTCAAACTGGGAGCCTTTTCTTATATTAGACCACATTTTGAACCGCCACAAGGCACCGCAAATCACTCCCATCATCTGCTACCATAAGGAGGTAATCAGCTAAAACTATGACTACCCAAGAAACTATTCAAGAAACTATTCAAGAAACTCCTACCATTCTTCGCACGGCAAAGGATGGTTGTTGGGAAATTTATGATGGTCCTTGGGGGAAGTATATTCGCCCAACATTTGACCCAGAAGCAAATGCTGAAATTACTGACGAACATCTGAAGCATTTTGAGCTGAAGGAAGACATTAATCGTATCCCAGCAGAACTTTGGGCGAAGTGGATTAAACTGTGCTTCTACTATGTCGATAAAGTACAAGCTTGTGTAGAAGTTTCTATGCGTATTCTTCGTAGTGAAGAAGACCCTAGTGTGTATCGGTTTCTAGTACCTAAACAGAAGGTATCTGGTGCCTCTGTTCGCGTAGATAGTTTTGACGAGGCTATTGATATTGATACTGGAGAAGAGATTACTTCTTATCCACCAGAGGGTTGGGTTCCTGTTGGTAGCTCCCACAGTCACAATACCATGCAAGCCTTCTTCTCAGGAACTGATGATAAGTATGAGCTTGGAGATCCAGGAATTCATATCGTTGTAGGTTCAATCAATCCAAAAGATATGAAATATACTATTGCCGCCTCTGTAGTAGGTAGTGGTCGCAGGTTTATGGTGGAATACGATAAGCTTATTGATGCAACTCCCATCCCAGGTCAAGAGTTTCATCCAAAAGTTCTCGATTATGTAGATTACAGCACTCCTGTATCGACATATTCGGTCAAGGGTGGATTTACCAAATATCCTTCTACCTGGAATAAGAAAGAAACTAAAACTAGCCCTAAGAGGGATTATAATGACCTCAAGAATTGGGGTTGGGAAGACGACTTTTCAGACCCATTCTATTGGAGTAATACATATAATTCATCTTCTACGATTCAACCTTGGAATATCGCAGATACGCTTAAGGACTTTGTTGTTGAGAATAACAATAATCCAACGGCACTCAAAGAAATGCGAGATGAACTTTATGATTTTCTTCAAGACCTTGAAGTATTGCTAGAGCCAGAATTCCAAGAAATGTGATAAAAGCCCAGACACTTTTGCAGGTGTCTGGGCTTTCTCAGTATTGACTTTTTTTGTGCTAGACTGACGCCATACCAATCGAAATCTCATGTCCGTAATTTTTCCAACAGAGCCAGCAAAAGTAAAAATTCATCTACTCCCAAAAAATACTGATGCAATTACTTACCGAGTTACAGATACTCTGGTAATTTCTGCTTGGATGTCTGATGGGTTTCAACACATCCATCAAACTACCAAAATGACTGATGATGATTTTTATAATCAACATTGTGAATATTGTGATAGGAATTGCCATTCATTTCTAGATGCGTATTACGACGAAGAGAATGGGGAAGTAGACTGGGACCATCCAGACCTAGAAGGACATTGTAGTGTATATGATGATGGATACCACGGTCAATATTGCCCTAGAGGGTTTGAAAAGGAAGACAACTATATTTCATTTGATGTATCTAATATGGTATTTGAGATTCATCTAACTCATCTTGGAAAAATTCCAAGATTTGAATATGTAAAAGATAGTGCATATCTTCAAGGAATTGAAGTAGAAGACGGTAATCTACTAAAAGCAACTCATATTGAAATGGCTTCAAACGTATTTGGAGATTCAAGTTATCCAGAAGGCATTTGTTGGGGATACAATCCTAAACCCAAAAATCTTAGGGAAATGGTAACTAACTATTTCTCTACTCCATTCAATAATGATCTAGTTTCTCTAGAAACATTTGAGGAAAACTGTTATGAAATTCGTAATAGCTCATATAGTGAGTGTGAAGTTGGTGATGAGGAGATGTATCTATGTAAAAGTGCAGATGCTTTGATGGTTCTAGATGCAGAAGAAAATATCCAGGCATTTTATACGATGCTAATGGCTGGGTTCAAACCTCTACCAAAAGCTCCTCACGTTATGCTAATTCCACTCGTTGATTGTGAATTTGAGCGTAATGAAAAACTCTATCGTGGATACAATACCATTCCAGATGCAGTAGATAAATCTTGGTTTATTTCACCAAATGGTGAAGATACTGGACTACTCGTAGGACAGCTTTGATACTGCCCTACGACTTTCCCAATTTTCTCATTATTGTCCTATAATTACTGAAGTTAAAACCAAACTATGACTTTCAATCCTGACTTTGTTTTTGTAATTGGTGTTGGTGGTACTGGAGGTCATCTAGCTGCACCTCTAGCACGACTTGTTGCATATCATCCTAATACTCAAGGAGCAAAGACTATTTTTATTGATGGTGATGAGTTTGAAGAAAAAAATGCAACTCGTCAACTTGTAGGAGAATCCCAAATTGGAATGAACAAAGCTCGCGCTATGGTGGATTTCTGCGCGTATCAGGGTCTAATCAATAATATTGAATGTAAAGAGGACTTTATTTCTCTTTCCACTTTTACGCCTATGCTTCGTCGGGCTACATCCCCGATGATTGTTTGTTGTGTGGATAATGATGCAACTCGTCTTGCTATCATCAAATCTATTCAAAATACTTGTGAAGGAGACTTTTTCTTCATTAGCCCTGGTAATAGCGATGGGACAGAAACTGTAAAGGGTCAAACTCTGTATTGGGGTCGAGTGGGTGGAGAGAATGTAGGTATCAATCCAGCAGAGGTTTATCCTAATATCGAACGTCCCCAAGATAGCATTCCCCAGAAGGGTAGTTGTGCTCTTGCTGCACCATCTCACCCTCAATTAATTTCGATAAACTTTTTCTGTGCCGCTGCTACTTTAGCATTTATTCAAAATCTTCTAGATGGAGAACTAAATCCTAAACAAAGTGCTATGTTTTTCAACCTTCGTAATATGAAAACTACAGTATCTTAATAAATAAAAGTGTCTGTTTGGACTGCAATCTCTACGGACAAGATTAGGTGCTCTTCGGGGGCACCTTTTCTTTTATGAACTTTTATAAATACTAACGCAGTCCAAATAAGATAAAAGTATGACTAAAAATAGTCCAAGAATTTACATATACAAAATTACCTTTGAAGAAGTAAGGTATTATTATTACGGAGTTCATAAAGAAAAGAAGTTTGATGAGTACTATATGGGAACACCAGTAACTCACAAGTGGGCCTGGGACTTCTATACTCCAAAGAAACAAATACTTCAGTTTTTTGAGTTTAGTGATAAAGGATATCTAGAAGCACAAGAAGTTGAAAAAAGATTGATTAGACCATTCTATAATACTGATAAATGGTGTCTCAACGAAAATTGTGCTGGAAATTTTTCATTAAAAAGTTGTAGAGAAGCTGGTAAAAGAAGTGGAATAATACAAGGAAATAAAAATAAAGAAAATAAAACTGGAATATGTGGAATGTCTTTAGAAGAAAGAAGAAAGCTTGGGAGTGAAATAGGACAAAAAACCTATGAACTCAAAATTGGAATTCACGCACAAACCCCAGAAGAAAGAATAGAAAATTCTAGCCTGGGTGGTAAAAAATCTTATGAACTTGGTGTAGGAGTTCATGGAAGAACTAAAGAGCAAATTAAATTGGATAGTAGTAAAGCCGGAAAAAGAGCTTATGAACTTGGTGTAGGAGTTCATGCAAGAACTAAAGAAGATATGCAAGAGCAGGGTAGGATAAATGGTACTAATACATATCTACTTGGTGTTGGAATTCACGCACAAACCCCAGAAGAAAGAGTAGAAATTTGCAAACTTGGAGGAAAAACTGCATATGAACTTGGAGTAGGAGTTCACGCAAGAACTAAGGAGCAGATGGTGGAACACGGAAAAAAACTTTATGAACTTGGATTAGGAATTGCTACTGTGAGTAAAGAACAATTGAGAGAAAATATTAAAAAAGTAAATTCTCAAAAGTGGATGTGTCTAGAGACTGGATACATTTCTAATCCTGGAGGTTTAAATTCATACCAAAAAGCAAGAGGTATAGATAGGTCAAAACGAATTAGGTTATCTGCTGATAACAATTTTTGAACTAACTTTTACCTAGTAGCCACTTATGAGACTGGACTACTATAGCTCCAGTCTCAATAAAACTCTGCTATAATACATCAGTAAACCAAATCAAGCTATGACTACCACGACTGTAAATGATGCTCTGGTTCAACTAGATAACGTCATCACAGCAGCAAATTATCTTCTGGAAGAACTCCAGACTCGCCGCAATCAACTTCTTGAGAAACAAAATATTCTTGAGGAAGTGAAAACTGAAATGCAGACCAGTTGGTTCCGAGACGAAATTCTGTATTATATTCGCCATAACTATGGTCAGGGACTGACCCGTGAAGTTGCATTTTATGTGATGGAGCGTATTGATGCTGATATTGAGGCTTTTATCAATAATCGTGTAAATCGTGCCCTAGAAGCTGCTGGAGTTAGTACTAATTCTGTGGACGGCTAATCAACCGTCCATTAGCTTCCCAAATCTCTCAAATCTCTGCTACAATAACAAGGTTCAAATCAATCAAATGAACGAAATTTCTACTTACACATTTACTGGAAACTTCAATACTTATTTGGGTGCTGTTGCACTATTCACAACTCCAGTAATTTTCTATTGGGTATTCCGTAGCTATTGGAATAGCCCTTACCGGAAGTGATTATCAATAAATAAATCAACCATTATCATTCTTTATGGAACTCGTTAAAACTCTGAAAGATTACGAAAAAGAACTCAAGACTGCGAAAAAGCAATACGAAAAACTTTCAAAAAAACTGAATAAAGCTCGGAGTGACTATGAGTATGATGATCTCTATAGTCAAATGGAAATTCTTTATGATGATATTCAGGAACTTACGATGATTATCCAAGAAGAGAGGAATAAGAAGCGTAAGGAGCGTGAAATGCAAGAGCTTCTATCACAGTCATGATTTATCCAGATATTCTTTTAGCAGAGCCACAGGATTTGTATCCCGAACTTAATGAAAGTTTTTATTCTATCCCGTTAGAACCAAAACAACTCATTAAGATTTTAAATTTACTTTACGTAAATGGTGAGGATGAACTTCATTCAAACATCCTCACTTTTCTTAAAGACGAGTATTCACAAGATTTTCAAATTCTATTCCCCACTTCAAAATGAACTTTAATTATTCTTCTCTAGATAACAAGTATGCTCTTGAAACTGTGAGTAATATGTGGATTACTCATTTCAACAGTCTAATTAATTTTCCATACCGCGAAGAGTGGGAAATTCAAGTTTATGAAAATCAAATTAAATCAGAAAAAGTATTTGATATTTAAGTTCTAAATAAACTCAAAGGACACTTCTTCAACTGGTCCAACTATCTTGACTTTTTAAGTAAATCCTGTTATAGTAGTTTCAAGTTCAAAGGAGGTTCACAAATGCCCCGTACTTATGTTCTTCACGACGATTACGAAACTTTCGCAACTCGATATCTAGGTGTTGATTACGAAGATTTCATAAATATGGAAATGGGATTTGATGAAACTCTCTACGAACTTGAATTGGATGAAGTTGAATATGAAGTCCCTTTGAGTATTTGAAAAAATATGGTGAGATGGTTCTCACCTTTTATTGCCTGCGTAGCACAATGGTAGTGCATTTCACTTGTAATGAAAAGGTTGCTGGTTCAAGTCCAGTCGCAGGCTTGACAATCTAAGGTTCATGCCTTATGATTGTCTTAACTGGAGAGTCAATCCGATTGGCGACGGAACCTGTCTTGAAAACAGTTGAGGTGTTAAAGCCCTTGAGTGTTCGACTCACTCACTCTCCGCCTCCTCGTTTGGCGTAATCGGTAGCCGCGACGGTCTCAAAAACCGTTCCAGAAATGGGTTTCAGTTCAAGTCTGAAAACGAGGACTTGACAATTTAGGGTTTATGCCCTATAATTGTCTTTATTGATGGAGTATAGCTCAGTCAGGTAAGAGCGGTCGCCTTACGGTATCAAAAGTTTGTTTAAAGAGGAGCATTACCTCTTATACCGAATAAGCGATAGGTCACGAGTTCAAATCTCGTTACTCCAATTGAATCATAAAAGTTCTATAAGTTCTTATGATTCTTATAAACCCGGATGTAGCCCAATCGGTAGTAGGCACAAAACTTAAAATTTTGACAGTGTGGATTCGAATTCCACCATCCGGATTGCTAAATAAAAGTGCCTTAACTAATTCGCACTCTTTAAGGTAAGGGAAGAGAAATCTTCCCTATTTTAGTATAAATAGAACTGCGAATTAGTTACGGAGAATAAAGTATGGATAAGGATGTGTTGGCTTCTTATACTGAAGCTGGATTATCTACATATAAAATTGCAACTATAGAAAATAAAGCTCCATCTACAATAAGATATTGGTTAAATAAATACAACTTAAAAACAAAAAATAAATCATTCAAAAATGGATATTTTACTAAAAATAAAGTAGATATAAACAATCAATTTTGCTCTTCTTGTAATATACAATTAAACTCTGTTAATGGATATTTTAGAAAAGATAGAGGTATATACTATCCAGAGTGTAAAAAATGTATATCATTATCAACAAAAGATAAAAGAAAAGATAATAAAGAACGGGCAATAGAATATAGGGGTGGATGTTGTAATAATTGTGGGTATAATAAAAATATTGCAGCATTAGAATTTCATCATAAAAATCCACTAGAAAAAGAAATTGCACCATCAAAATTAACTAATAGGGAATGGGAAATATTAAAAGAAGAAATTGATAAGTGTGTTCTTTTATGCTCTAATTGTCATAAAGAAGAGCATCAAAGAATAGATGATACAATTGAATTGCAAAATAATTTTAAACCATTTCAATTAGATAATTTTAGCAATTCAATTTTAACTGGAAAAAATACAAATCTTCCTTCTTGTAAAATTTGTGATGTTATCTTAGATGATAAAAATATAGCCAGCAAAAAACATTACCCAATATGTAAATCTTGTAATAGTAAAAGAACTATAAAAAGAGAAAAAGATGGTAAAAAGAAATCCGTAGAATATATGGGAGGAAAATGTTCTATATGTGGTTATGATAAATGCATAAGAGCATTAGAATTTCATCATCTAGACCCACTTAAGAAATCTAAAGATTATAATAAAAGATTTAAAGTTTGGGCTTTTGAAAGGCAAAAAGAAGAACTTGAAAACTGCATAATAGTTTGTAGCAATTGTCATAGGGAAATTCACAATAAACAAACACACCACAAAGGCTACAAAGTAACCAAACAACCACTCCTACAACCGTCCATAACACCTTGACTTATAGATAAATAAATGATATAATTCATTTATTCCCGATGACGCCGTTGGTAACGGCAAAGCAGTAGTGGTTCTACGCAGTTCCAGAAGGGAAGCAATTCCTGAGGTAGGTGTATCAAAACTTAAGGTTCGAATCCTTATATCGGGAAACACAACCAGGAGTAAGTCAGCGGTAGACGGCATCGTTTGGGGCGATGAGGACATTGGTTCGATCCCAATCTTCTGGATTACACAAACACTCTTACACACATTTATTATGGCTCGTTATCAAGCTGATGTTTGGTTAGGTTCTGCAAGTGGAAGACAAAGAGTTTATGTTAACTCTAATACCTGGAATGGTGCTAGAGAACAAATCAAAACAATTTATCACGTTCAAGATGGTGATATTTGGAACTTATGTGAAAGTAGAGAACAAAGTTCATCAGGATCTTCTAGTTCAGTAGATGGTGATGCAGGTGTAGCTTTAGTCTTTGGGTCAATATTCTTATTGATCTTAGCCTGGAGATATATACTTTTAATCGTAGCAATTGCCCTAATTATTTGGGTAATCGTTAAATATGTGAACAAAGACAATTAGTCAACTGTCACAAGAAATTTGCAAATCCCCTGATGATCTGTTATGATAATAAGGTCAAAAGAAAAGAAAATGATTTCCACAGAACAACAAATTATCTTAGCAAGAGAGCTAATAGATGATTTGAAAAAAGTTATGACTGTAGGTGAGCTTACTGACCTGGCAGACAAAATACTTACTCTAAAAGGTATTGGTGATGATCTTAAGCCTAACTACATTAGTGAGTGTGTCGCAAATTTAATTTATGAAAAATATGGAGACGGTACTCTTTAACACTTGACTTCTTTTGAGTTTTAGGTTATAATGTTATCAACAAAATTTTTGGGCTCATAGTTAAGCGGATATAACCTTCGCCTTCTAAGCGAATGTCCCTGGTTCGATTCCAGGTGAGCCTGTTGGGGATAAGATAATCTCCATATATAAATTGATAGAGTCCAAGTCCCTGATATGTCCTAATGAGACATCTACACACTTGGTCCATCTTATGCGTTCATAGTTTAGCGGCAAAATCTCTGGTTTCCACCCAGAAGTCGGGGTTTCGACTACCCCTGAACGCTTGAACCTTCGGGTTTTTATTCCAAGTAGCCCGCAAGGTGCGGGAGCAAGCTGTTAACTTGTTATAGGTCAGTTCGATTCTGACACTTGGAGTTCTATATTTTAAATATATTATAGCAGATATGTCTAACAATAAAGCAGTATCTGATTATAGGAGAAGAGCAAAAGAATATGCTCTAAAAGCATTCAAAGAGAAATGTGGTATATGTGGATATAATAAATGTATTGGTGCATTAGAATTTCATCATTTAAATCCTGATGAAAAAGATTTTGGATTATCTTCAAAAGGTATTACTCGCGCTTGGAGTAAGGTTTCCGAAGAACTTAAAAAATGTGTTTGTCTTTGTGCCAACTGTCATAGAGAAGTTCATAATAATATTACTAGCATTCCAGATGATGTGATAAAATTTGATGAAGAATATACTATTTGGAAAAGTGAGTTTTCTAAAAAAATGATTCCTTGTCCAGTGTGTAATTCTGAAATATCTACTAGACAAAAATATTGTTCCGATAAATGTGCCAAAAAAGTTAGAGAAAAGGCAAATTATCCAAGTGATGAAGAACTTTTAGAAATGGTTAAAAATTACGGATATTCTCATACTGGTAGAGTTTTTGGTGTAAATGGTAATTCTATTAAAAAAAGATTACGAACTAGAGGATTATTAACGTCTAATTAAAAGCAACTAACAAATAAATAACTCTAAAAGTCACAAAGATAAATGAAGACCTATCAAGAGTTTGTATCAGAAGCAAAGAAGTGCTGGCCTGGATATAAGAAGAAAGGCACACAGAAACTCTTTGGAAAGACTTATAATCGTTGTGTGAAAGAAGGAAAAGTAGAATGGGATAATCCAAAGAGACCACTACAATCAGGTTTAACTCCTAGAGAGAAAAATAGAGCAAAAAGGATTTCTCTTGGTGTAGAAAATCCAAATAAAAATTCATTTGGTGGAAAATCTTGGGACTTAAGTGATAAGGATTATGAAAGATATGGAAAGTTGAAGATGGCTCACGATGATGAAAAGGGCAAGAAAACACCTAAAGGAAAGAGACACGAATTTGGTCTGTTTAAAGTTGGTTCTCTAACAAGTGTTGCCCCAAAGGGTGAAATAAGAAGACAGCAGAAAGACCATAAAAATATAAAGACAAAACTTAACTCAAAACTTTATAAAAATGATGAAAGACAAAAAGTTTATCATCAAAATGATTTGAAGGAACCAAAGGAAGAGTTTGAATTTGATTTGTATGATTATGAACTTGAAGAGAGTTCATCTGGTGAAAGAAGTGGAAGAAGAACTAGAGGAAAACTCAATCTAGCTAGGGGCAGAGGTGCCGATATGGATAGGCAAGAGAGAACTACTGCTGCAATCTCAAAGAAAGCAGGACTTAAGGGAACTGGTAAGTATTCCACTAAAGATTTGAGGTCTAAACCAAAAGACTATACAACTTACGATAGTGAAGATGATATGGATGATATTGGTAGCACCGAGCAGGACCATTATATCCGCACTCATTCTTCCGCAAGAAGAGCAGCAAAAGGTGAAAGACTAATTTCAAAGATGACTCCTTCTAGAAGAAAAAATGCATCTGGAACTTCAAGATTTAAAACTACACCTTCAAGTGAAAGTGTAAGAAAAGTTAAAGATTTGAAAAAGCAAATGACTAAAGCAGGTGCAAATAAGAGAGGTGCAATCCATACTGTAGACATTATGCATCGTGATAGTGGAGTTGGTAAGGGGGATACTCACCAACAGATGGAAAGAGGTAGAAACTTTATTAAAGCAGTAAAAGATACTCCAAAGCACTTGAAAGCAGCAGGAGCAAAGAAGGGTGATACTGTAATTGGAAAACCAACTGCTGTTATGGGTGGTGAAGATAAACAAACTGGTGAGGCAAAGAGAGCAAAACTTTATAAAAAAGTATTTGGCAAGAGGAGTAGTAAAAAGAGCAGCAAAACTGGGCTTATGACAGGAGCTGTGGATTAAAAGGTCAATTTTTCAACCGTCCACTAGACCCCTTGCGGGGTCTTTTTTATGCTATAATATACAAACACTACAAGAACTATTATGGAACTTACCGTGCTGGCTGTAAAGCGTGAGGATGGGCTATACCATTTCAACCATCCACATAATGATACAGTTGAAGAACTTCTATGTAATGGGACTGAAGATGTAATTGATACACATTATTACTTTCTAACTGCGCGAGAACCAAAACCTGGAGATGAAATTCAAATCTATTTGACTACTGAAGAACCAGATGATTGGGATACAAAGCTAACCTTTATGGAGGCTGATAAAGAAGGCTCTACTTATATGGATGAGGTTCTATGTTCCCACCTATGGCTATGTCCTTGGTTACAAGGATATTTTGGAGAAATTCCAGATAACCTTTACGTTCAAGTTGACGTAGTAAATAAAGGTCTCAAGAACTTTGTAAAAGCTACAGGAATGAAAAAACTGCTTGATAGGAAATGAAAGTAAAATTGTTTAGTGATTTGCACTTAGAGCATTTCGTTGCCTGTCAGACATTTAATGTAGGTGAGGGTGATGTTCTAATTCTCGCTGGGGATATTCTATGTGCTAAGCACTTTAAGACTGACGGGTATTTACATAAAGTTTACGATAGATTTCTAAAAGATTGTAGTAAGAACTTTGATAAAGTTCTTTATGTTCTCGGAAACCATGAGTTTTATGGATACAATTACGAAGGGACAAAAAGAAAACTAAAAGAACATTTACCTCATAACTTCTACATTCTAGATAATGATACTATAACTATTGGCAATTGGAATTTTGTCGGAGTTACTCTGTGGACAGATTTTCGTAATGAAAATACCCTAGAAATGATGGAAGCCGAATGTAATATGAATGATTATAAGGTTATTCGTATTGGTAAAAATTATCGTAAACTAAGAGCTACAGACACGCTTAACTTTCATAAAGAAAGTAAAAAATACCTTCTCGACCAATTACAAACTTTAACTGAAAATGTATTTGTAATTAGCCACCATGCTCCTAGTTATCAATCGATAGCTGAAGAGTATAAAAATTGTGCTAATGGAGCTTATGTAAGTGATTTGGATGATTTAATTTATAATCACCCACAAATTAAATATTGGGCTCACGGTCATGTTCATACACCATTTGACTATAAAATTGGTGAGTGTAGAGTAGTTTGTAATCCTGGAGGTTATCCAGGTCAAGATACTGGATTTAATCCAAATCTCACTCTTGAGCTAACCTAGGGTCGGTTTCTGGACCGTCCCTAAAGCCCTTTCCAGGGAGCCAAAACCTGGTATTCTAGTCTCATCGGGGGTCAGGGAAGCCTGCTCTCGCCCAAAATAAACCTTACAATTTTTGAGTTTTTTATTATGGCTAAAGCACCAATTGTGAAATTTCCCCGGATTTCTGCCGGTTTCTACACTATCACTCTTGAGGGTGAGCTGGTTGGCTATGTTGCTAAAAAAGTAGATGGTAAAGAAGTTACTTGGACCATCTACAACACTAACGAACCTGACCTGACTCTGGAAACTCTCCCAACTTCTGCGATTGTAGAAGAGACTGAGCTGTTCCGTGAAGCTAAAGAGAACGCTAAAGTTTATTTCCTCAATCGTCCAGAGCCTCAAGAGCAAGAGCAAGAAGTTGAAACTGTAGAGCTGCAAGTTCCCGATTGGAGTGAAGATGAAACTCCCGACTTCTTTGATGAACTCAACGAGTACGAAGAAGCTGAAGCTGAACTAGCTGGTGTTTTTTGAGTTTCTAATCAAAGTCCTGGAGATTTATTCTTCAGGACTTTCTTTCTTTAATAAATTTACTAAAATGAACGAAGACAATCCTTACATCTATCTTGACGAACAAACTGATGAGGAAATTTATTCTCAGCTAGCAGAAGAATTGGGAGTGTCTCTTGAGTATTATTTGATGGAGTTCGTATGACTGAAGTAGAAAATCTATTTGAAATTTACGAGAATACCAAAGAACTTTCTCGTCTAAACAAAGAGATGAGATATCACGATAAAGTTTATGATATTAATACTTGTGTTAAATTTCTAAATCTACTCCAGTATCATAAACCACTTTTCGAAAATGAAGAAAGTGTTCACGACTATAATCATAAGGTATTAAATCTTATTGATTACCATATTTCTGTAGTCAATAGGCTTATCAACATCTTTGAAATAAATGCGAAAGAAGAATTTCCAAAAGAAGTTTATGAGGTATATTCCAAATTTCCACATTGGAAAGTAAAATACTATGTCGCAGGGAACGAGTATACTCCAAAAGAAATCTTAGAGGAGTATGTATCCAAAGGAGATAATGAAGATTATATGGTAGTGGGAGAAGCCAAAGCTCAATTAGAACATCGTTTTAACATCAAATGACGGACTGGACTGTTAAGGTCAAAACTCGTAGTGGCTACATTAAAGATGTGGTGGTGTATGATTACTGCTATCCTATGGACGCCGTAGATGCTGCTATGGCTCAAACGGATGCCGTGGATTATATTTCAGTTCAACATATTCCAGTAAAGGAAGCAACATATACACCAAGTCAGCCGGTGTATATGAATAATAGTCAACCACAAACTTATATTGGTTCTAATTCTGGTCCAGACTTTAATCTTTTTGAAGCAATCACTTTCTTTATTGGTGCTTTACTCATTCCAATCTGTTTATTTCTACCAGGATTTTGGTATGGTGGATTTATGCTAATGGGTATTGCATTTATACATTTTCTCATTCGCGCTATTAAAGACCAACTTTTCTAACTAATGAAGCAACTGCGCCCTTACCAAGTTCAAGCTGTAGAAGAACTTCAAAAGCACAATAAAGGTGTATGTGTGCTGCCGACTTCAGCAGGGAAAACTACCATCTTTATTGAAGATGTGAAGCAGAGGATGAATAGTTCTACGAGCCCTCTTGTAATTGTTGTAGTTGCTCCAAAAATTCTTCTTTGTAATCAGCTAGCCCAAGAGTTTGAAGAGACACTCAAAGGTCAGGCAGATTATTTTACTATTCTAGTTCATTCTGGAGAAGATGGTATCACCAATCCAGAAAATCTAAAAGTTTGTAGTAAGCTATATCAAACAATTGGTAAGCATCAAATTATGTTTACCACATATAAATCTCTAATGAAAATCCACGATGCTGGTATCAAGATTGATGTAGCTATTTTTGATGAAGCACATCACTCCACTACAGCATCAAATTTCGTGGGTGTAGCACAGACTTCTGCTACTGCTGGTAAATCTTTCTTTTTTACGGCTACGCCAAAAGATACAAAAGACGTAAAGTCTATGCTGAATAGTGATGTATATGGTGGGACAATCTATTCTCTAGCTCCTAAAGAACTAGTTAATGGTGGATATATTCTTCCACCTAAACTTGAGAGCTATGAAGCATCTACAGATGATAGTGCAAATATTATTAACTATCTGGATAGCCTAGAAGGTAATCCTAAAGTCCTTGTAGCTTCACATTCTACTCAATCACTAGCAGATATGTTCACAGAAACAGAGCTGCTTAATGAACTAGAGGAGCGTGGATATCAAGTTATGCATATCACCAGTAAGTTTGGTGCAGTTATCAATAATCGTAAAGTTCCTCGTCCAGTTTTCTTTGAGACGATGAATAAACTTTGTAATGATGAGAGCGCAAAGGTAATTATTCTACATGTAGCGATTCTATCTGAAGGCATTTCCGTTCCAGGGATCACTAATGTTTTGATGCTTCGCAATCTCAATATTATTGAGATGGTACAGACTATTGGTAGGGTGTTGCGTCTTCACAAAGAAGATATCCAACGCATTCAACGGGGTGAACTTGTATCTGGAGACTTCGATAGTTACAGGAAATCCTGTGGTGTGATTGCTGTTCCTATTAGCGATGGGCGTGGAGATAAAATCCTTCATAAACTCCAGGCTGTTGTAGATACTCTCTTTGTTGAAGGTAAAATGCTTGTCGCTTCTACATAATATATTGTAACACATTATATTAATGGTATTTCAACCTAAACTTAAACGACCAGGAAGTAATAAAACTACAGTCATACGAGTTCCTATTGTTTATAAAGACTTAATCCTAGAATTAATGAAGACTATTGATGATAGGTTTGATAATGAAATGGGAACTAGGTTATTAACAAAATATATCAACAATCTTAAATAGTATAAAAGACACTTATTAAACTGTCCACGACCCTCCCACAAAGAGGGTCTTTTGTGCTATCATAAAAGCATACCAGGAGAACTATAATGCAATCCTCCAATCATTACAAAAAACACGAAGACCCAAACAAACCAAATAGAAACAACAAAGGTAAACATAAACCAGTTGCAGTAAAAAATGCGAGAAAACGCCTGAAGAATTTTAAATCAAAGTATTCGTAATGAGAAACCAAAATTACCTAGCAATTGATTTAGAACTTAATAATAAAAATGATGGCTCAGTACCACGAATAATTCAAGTTGGGTGTGCTATAGGCTCTCCCACAAACTCTGAAGATATTAAAACTTTTAGTTGGTATCTTGACCCAGGAGAAAATATTACTCCATTCATTACTAAACTCACAGGCATTAATGATGAGATTATCATAGAAAAAGCCGTTACTCACAGAACTCTAGCACAAGAGCTTGGAGAACTTATTAGAGTCTATGATTGCTTTGTTAATCCAGTTGTATGGGGAGGTAGTGGATATGGAAATGATGCTACAGAGCTAAAAGATGAGTTTAATGATTTAGATATTAAGTTTCCTTTCTTTGGTCGTCGTATTATAGATGTAAAAACTATTTTTGTCTACAAACAAATTGTAGCTGGTAAATCTCCTGTAGGAGGACTTCGTAAGTCTATGAATTCATATAAACTTAAGTTTGAAGGAACTCCCCATAATGCAGAATACGATGCTCTAAATACTCTACGATTTTTCTTCCATTTCCTAAATACCGAAAATAAAACCAAATCAATTCTTTCACAACTTAAAGAACTATGATTAAACTTGAACTCACAGAAGAAGAGTTAAATACTGTTCTACATGGATTATATCTTCTAGAAGACCAATCCTGGTTTATTGGTAAAAATATGACTAATAAACTTATTAACAAACTTAATAGACTAGACAAAGAACATTCTATAACCAAAGAAGTTATTTGTGATATTTAATAATCCTTAAGACCTAAAGAATACTTAGTTAAATCCCTTCGGGATTGTCCTTTGGACAGTCTATAGATTTATTTAAATCTTAAGTATTCTTTAGTCTTATTAAATATTAATTAACCTTCATCGTCTAACAGAAATATTGTTACAGATTTATTCAATTCTGTCAAGTACTGTTTTAGTATATTGTAATATTTCTTAACATACTCAAGGACGATAAGTGTTCTGGCTGCTTATAGCTCCAGGAGGTCCTAGGATGTGTTAAAATACAAAGACTAGCAAAGATGTGTAAATGACTTTCAACATTCATTCTCATCTTTCCTCTAGGTTCCTGGACACTAATATCCATAGGACTTTGATTGATGAAGAAGAACAAGTAGCCACAGTCTTTCTATACAATCTTTCAGGTCAAATTGTTGGTTATCAGCAATATAGACCTTTAGGAGAAAAGTATAATTATCAAAATCCAAAGACTGGTAAGTATTTTACTTATAGAAACCGACAGCATTCAACAGTTGCATTATTTGGATTAGAGAGTTATCATTTTACTCCAAACATTCTTTTCGTAGTAGAAGGAGTATTTGATGCTGCAAGACTTACTTCAAGAGGCATTAGTTGCGTAGCAACGTTGTGTAACAACCCACCAAGAGACTACAGAAACTTTTTTACTTGCCTTCCAAGAAAAATTGTGGTAGTATGTGATGGTGATGGGGAAGGAATTAAGTTAGCCAAGTTTGGTGATAACTATATTGTGGTTCCTAAAGAATTTAAAGATTTAGGTGCTGCTCCCGATGACTACATCAACTTTCTAATAGAGAGGTATGTCTAATGTCTAGAACTTATCGCAATGCAGAGAAAGTCAATTATCGTGCCTATCGTAGACCAAAAACCTTTAATGAAAGAAAACAGCTAGAAGGCTTTAAGTTTGATGATGAAGTGGAACTAAGAAACCGAGATAAAGCCAAAATTGTAAATCTTCCAACGGTTTATAATGATATTGTGCGAAGTGGATATTATGAAGATTACTCTTGGAAACATTATTGGGATTGAAAATGTTTAAGCAAACTTATTATGGAGAAATTCCTTCTAGAGAAAATGAAGTTCATTGGTCTTCAACTTACGAGCTTGAAAATAATAATTGTAAGAATTTCTCAGTAACAATTGATTATAATGGAGGAGTAGCTCCATTTTACACAATCAAACAAGGTACTTATTCCTGCCCCGTTGCACCAGTTCACGTAGAAGAACTAATTAAAATTTTATCTCTCACTTATAGAGATAAAACTGGAGAAACTGTACGAAAACTCAAAACAAATGAAAATCTAGATAATTTGGTAGGCACAGAAACTAATGGAACCATTCAGGAAGATTAAACTCAACAGTTCAGTTCTAGTTCTTAATCAAGATTTTAATCCTATCAATATTGCAAATGCAAAAAAAGCAATTAAACTCTTAATTAAGAGAAAAGCTGAGTTCATTAGTGAAAAAGTTATTCGCCTAATTCAATACATTTATCTACCAGTCTCCAGAATTAGAAATACTAAACCATCACGTAAATCTATTCATATGCGTGATGGTAATAAGTGTGTTTATTGTCACAGTACAAGGAACTTAACAATTGACCACATAATACCGAAATCTAGAGGAGGTGGGGATACATATTCTAATTTAGTTTCTGCATGTAATTATTGTAACACCAAAAAGGGGAATAAGCTTCTAGAAGAAACTAATATGAAGTTATTAAGAAAACCTACAGAACCTAAAACTAGACTAGATTTTATTTTACTAAAGTGTCGTGAGCCGGAGTGGGGACTATATCTATATTCATAAATAGAAGTGTCTTTAGATACTGCAATCTCTACAGACAAGATTAGGTGCTCTTTGGGGCACCTTTTCTATTATTAACTTTTATAAATAATAATGCAGTATCTAAAGGATAACGATGACTACTCATAGTCCAAGAATTTACACATACAAAATTACCTTTGAAGAAGTTCCATATTACTATTATGGAGTTCATAAGGAAAAGAAATATAATGAAGAGTATTGGGGGTCTCCTGTAACTCATAAATGGTGTTGGGAACTTTATACTCCAAAAAAGCAGATACTAGAACTCTTTGATTATACTGATGAAGGTTGGATTGAAGCACAAAAAATTGAAACAAGATTGATTAAACCATTTTATCAAACTGATGTTTGGTGTCTTAACGAGAATTGTAGTGGAAATGTTTCACTTCAAATATTAAAAAAGAACGCAATTAAAGGTGGATTGAAAGCACATGAATTGGGAGTTGGAATTTTTTCACTAACTGTTGAAGATAAAATTAAAATAGGAAAGAAAATTTGGAAAATGGGTGTTGGAATACATGGGCTTACAAGTGAAGAAAAAGCCCAGTATGGTAAAAGGGGAGCAGAAACTAATAGAAAAAATAAAACTGGTATATTTGCTTTATCTAAAGAAGAATTAAGTAATAATGGATTTAAAGGTGGTAAAATAGCAGGAAATTTGAATGCAGAAAATAAAACTGGAGTTTGTGGGAGAAGCAAAGAAAAGATGAGCGAAGATGGTAAGAAAGGTGGAAGTATAAGTGGGAAAAAGTGTTTTGAACTTAAACTTGGGATTTTTGCCCTAACTGAAGAAGAAAGACGAAAATATGCAAGAGAGCGCGGAGAAAAGTTGAGGGGAATTCCGTTAGATGAGGAACATAAGAAAAAAATAAGCCAAACTCTAATTGGAAAAAATAAAGGTCCTTCAAATGGAAATTACGGAAAAACTTGGTTCACTAATGGAAGTCAAAATGTAATGTCTTTTGAGTGTCCTGAAGGATTTTATAAAGGTTACATTAACAAAAGTTCATCCAAAAAATGGAAAATAATTTTTGAAAATGGAGAAACAGTTGATATATGTAATCTATCATCTTGGTGTAAAGAAAATGGATACAATCCTACTAATGTTACTAATGTTTATAGAAATCGTATAAAGAAACATAAAGATATTATTTCGGTTAAACAGTATAATGAATAAATCTAATAGAACACCAGAAGAATAAATACTTAAAATTCTAATTGAGATGAAAACATTTAGAGACTTTATAACAGAAGCAAAGAAGAAAATAACATTTAGTGATATCTATGCTAATAAAGTCTCTAAATTGAGAGACAAACAAATTTCCAATCTAAATCGTAAAAAAGCAAATATATTTAATCATCCAACTCATAAAGCAATTCAAAAAATAAAAGACCAAGAGGAACACGATAATTATGTTAAATCTATAAGAGATAAAGTCAAAAAAGAATATGGGATTGAAGATGAAGATTGATACTATGGACACTTTTTGAACCGTCCCTAAAGTCCCCACGAGCCCCTAAAATCTGCTACAATTACGGAGTAATCAATCAATCGTTATGGCTTCTGCTCTCAAGTTTGCTCGTGAACAAGCTGGTGCCTATAATGTTCTTGAAGGTGGAAAATATGTAGCCTATATTGAAAAAAAATCCTCTTCCAAGTGGATTGTATATTTCTGCACTAACCCTGCTATTAAGGGTAAGCCACAACACGTCGCTAAAACTCTTAAAGAGAGTAAAGCATTTTGTGAGCGTTATTTTGAGAGTAATGATGCTCCTCAAGTGACTGAAGATAGCCCTGAACTCGATAATCTCCTCAATAGCGTTCGCAATAATTCTACTCCCGATGTTAAGGAGCTGATGCGCGAAATGCTTAATAAGAATAATGTGATTGACCTGACTGCTGATGATATTGATGTAGATAGTATGGACCTTAGTGATATTATTGATCTTGGTGATGATGTTCCTTTCAGTCACTTCCTGACTGAAGAAGAAGCCCTGGCTCTTTGAGTTATTATGGGGACAGTTCTACTACTGCCCCCATACAAAACAAATAATTCTGTAAATGTGTTACAATAGACCTATGAAACTTATTAGGTATCGTCTGTTCTATGATTTTGGTTGGGAGTTCTACCTTAAACTCATCAATATCAAGAACTTTTCTCTTGTAGATTTTCATTTTTCACATTCTAGTTTCTTTGATTGGAGACCCAACTTAGAACTTTCCATTACACTATTTTCTAATTCTTTATTTGGACTGGGATTTAGATGTTTTAATATTTCTACCGACATCACAATTTGTAATCTATTGAGCCACGATTATGAATACTGACCTCAGGTTTGCATTTAGAGTTTCCAATCAAGATATAAAATATGAATATCTTCCTTGGAATAATGACACTTATCTAGTAAGGTCTTGGCTTAATGGAGTGGAACAATCAAATAAAATTATCCCTTCAAGGGAAGCCATAATGACTTACGATTATTGTAGTTCTATGTGGATTGATTATGATGTGGAAAGGCTATAATGATTACTCTTGAACTTACTGAAAGTGAATATCAATCAGTTTATCAATCAATAAAAGAAGCATCACTCTGGACTTATCCCAAATCAAAAGAACAACATCAACGAAATCTAAATGTTGTCCTACTTAAAATGATGAAGTCCAGATTTCCTGAGTTTTGTAAAAACATCGGTCCTTGGTAAAATGACTACTGAATTTGCGACTTCTAATTTAAGTAAGATAAAAACTAAATTTAGAACATCTGGTGCAATCTCACAACCTAGACGTAAAGCTGGGTCATCTCTTAAAGATATTGGTGTAACTAATGCTGAAGTAGTTAATATTACTACTCAAGACAAATATCTCAATAGGCTTATTGAAGCCTATCACAAAACTGATGATAAGAAACTCAAACAGTTTCTTTACGAACAAATTCGTAAAATTAAAATTCAAACTAACACTTGGTAAAACTTATGAAAAATCTAGAAATTAGCTATTCCCTTTCCTATAGCTCTCGGGATGAAGATACCCGGGATACATTTCGAGATATCTCGTTCAATTTTGATAATCCTTCTGTAGAAGAAGTTGCTGAAAATATAAACACTTGGCTAGCAGCAATTAAAGTACCACTTAAAGTTGTGGGAGTTTGACTCAAAGGACACTTTTTACTCTGTCCTCTACTTGCCCATCCTTCCCAATTTATGTGTTATACTACTATGGTAAGCAACGAGGCTCTTATGACTTACGATGAAGTTTATCAAATGATTTTTCGTATGGAAAAATATGGTGGATCTTTTGTAAAAGCACTTGCAGAAGCATTTAAGGTTGCAGACCCTACTAATCGCCAGAAACTGATTGATGCTTTTCCTAATTATGTGAATGAGTATGGCCCCAATAGTCAATTCACATCGTAACTGTTATAAATGAAAGTAAAAGTTGAGCGAGTGATTGAAGATTGCCTTAATTCAGGCATCAATCTAGGGTGGAATAAAGCTCATAAACATCTTGATGATCCTAGTGAAGGACTTATCAAAGATGCAATTCATGATTGTATTATGGAGCAAATTTATGAGTATTTCTCATTTGATGAAGAGTTCTAAATAGTCTGTCTCTAGGGGATTTTATGTTTTTATCAACAGCCTATAGATTACGAGTAGAAGCCATTTGTGATAAAATCTCAAATGGTGAAACTGTAGAACTTAGCGAAATAATCTGGGTTGAAAAGTTATCTAAAACTAATTCTGTAGTTGCTAGAATGTTAAGGCAAGCTCGCAGAAGTTCTATGAATAATACTATGGAACAAGATAGTTTAGATGGATTTCTAAACGCTCTTGATTTGGGAGATCCAGACCCACAAAATCATAAGTCACAATTTAATACTGTTGATGAAATCGTGGATTTCTTCAAACGTGATGATTTAGATGGTGATAGTAATAATACCTGGCGAAGAAGAGATTAGTAATTTTAACATTCCAATCAATCTAATTATTAACTGATGAAGACCATTTTTGTTAAAGTTGCAGTTCGCGTTAATGATGATGCGGATGTAGATGATGTAATGCAAAACTGTGATTACAACTTTATCCACAACCAAGTTACATCTACAGAAATTATCGACTACTCCTGTGAAGGTAGTCCTTGGGCCACTTGTTGAACCGTCCACTATACTCCCCTCGACCCCCGAAGTGTGCTATTCTACTTGGGTGGTCGGGAAAGACCACACTAACTTACTTACTGAACTTTTAATTATGGAAAATCTTTCTCGTGAACTGATGATTGGTATGCTCAACAACGGTAAGACTGGTAATCAACTCCTTGAAATCCTTAATGCTATTGTTTCTAGTACTGATGTAGTCGAGGTTCAGGAACAAGAAGTGGCTGTTTGATGAAAGTTTTGTGGATAGACTTTAATTAGTCTTACCCAATCTAATAATTAATAAGACACCCATTAGCTTATTTTTTTATGACTTACAAACAACTGTTTGAATATCTTAAAACTCTTGACCGAGAACAAATGCAAATGGATGTTTCCATTTATGACCCAACAGTAGATGAATACTATCCTACTGTTGGATTTGGGATTACGAATGAAACTGATGTTCTAGACGAAAACCATCCATTCATCATTCTTAAGTAATCTCCACTACATCGTTACTCATTATGGTTATTCGTACAGTTCAAGTTACTGATATCAACTTTGATCTTACACTTGATGAAGAAGATGCTTGGGAACTTGACGATGTAGAACTTCTACAAGAAAAACTTCAAGAAAATTATGTGGGTCAAATCTTTGAACTTGAACTGGAAAATAATCCTACAGATGATGAAGTAGCAAACGAGCTTTGCGAAAAAGTTTCTGCTGCTTCTGGTTGGTGTATTAACTCTATTGACTTTCGTTACATTCTCTCCTGATGGCTGCTACTACTCTTAAACAACTCAAAGAACGAGTTGAAAATCTTATCAAAAATCAAGGTGAAGATGCACCTGTTGCGGCGTTTATCTTCACAAACGAAGATGTGTTTGTTATGGATGAAGATGGTGAACCCCAATATCAACCTATTGACCTTGTAAGTCTAGTGCTAGAAGCAATAGAAGATAGTGATGGGATTTATGAAGAAATCTTTAGTCATATTGATTTTGAACTTCAAGAGCGAGGAGTAATTGTAGAATGAGACAAATTATCAACTATCCGGAAACTCCAGATAGTTGGGATAATCTTCCAAAAGAGTTTTTAGATTATCTTGATAGTTTACAAGAAGTTAAAGAGCAACTAGCAAAACAAAACTACCAAGACCCAATTTATCCAAGTTGTGATTATCTTTGGGAACTTGATGAAGATATCTCTATTCAAACTATTCTAATCTACTGGAATGATGTAGAGAAAGAACTTCCAGACTATAATACTATTCTTAAAGAAATTAACGATTGCTATGCTGAAAATGCTTACGATGAATACGTCAGTTCGTTCTATTCTTACTAAAGTACAAAAGACTTTTAGTCTTATTACTTATGGTTTTGGTAGTTCTGTAATTGCTCTAGAATGTCTCCAAGATAATGATATGGAGGCATTTTGGAATGAGTTAAATCTTGGATGGCTTGATACTTATGATGAACGAGACCCTTGGAACATCTCAGGTCGAGATTATTATTACTCTTATATTATGAGTAATCGTTAGCCTGATGGACGGTTGTAAAACCGTCACAATAAACGAGCACCAGAACTTTTTTCTGGTAGATTGAGAGGGTGGTTGGACCACCCACCACAAACTTCAACTTCATTATTCTTTACTATGGACCGCGAACAACTCATTCAAGATTACATTGATACTATTCTTGATAATATGTCTACAACAGACCTAATGCGAATCGTAGGAGAACAAATGGAAGAAAGTTTTGCATCTTATACTGATGAAGAACTTGTAAATGAAGTTCTTGAGTACTATCCAGAACTTCTTGGTGAAGAAGTTGAATAAGTCTGTTTGGAATTATTTTTCAATCTAACTTTTAACTATGAATCCTCAAGTCAAAGAAAAGTGGATAAGTGCTCTCCGCTCTGGTGATTATCAGCAAGGAACTGGTAATCTTCGTAGTGTTAGTGGTTATTGTTGTCTTGGTGTTCTTTGTGACCTTTACGCAAAAGAACACAATCAAAAGTGGGAGTTTCGGGGAATTGAAGAAACTAATCTTCAACCACAAGATTATTGGTGCTTTGGTGGAGAGAATAAGTTTTTACCTGCTAAAGTAATGGATTGGGCTGGACTGGCTAACGAATGTCCTGAAATTGTATACTGTGACCTTGAGGATGACGAGGAACTTAATTATACTAATACAGTTGCAGAACTGAATGATGATGGTATGAATTTCCATCAGATTGCTGCTCTTATTGAAGAGCAACTTTAGTGAGACCAGCTATGAGATGGGACGGTTAAAGGACCGTCCATTATAGCTCGCGGTCGCCTGTTTGAGGCGCTATAATATGGGGACACAAGCAACGGACACTATGGACCGCCAACAAGTTATTGCTAAAATCCAAGCAATTCTTAAACTCCAGAAAGGTACCAACTTTGAAGCAGAGTCACAGACTGCCGCAGCAATTATTGATAAGCTCTGTAAGCAGTATAATGTAAGCCTCGATGATGCAACCAAAACTCAGGTATTGGATGAAACATTTGAGAGCTTTAAGCGTATCAATAGTGCAAAAGCACTTATTCTTAATGCTGTTGCTACCTTCTATGATGCTAAAGCATATGTGAAGAATGGTGATATAAAGCAACTTCAAATTATTGGTACTGAAGCTCAACAAATCCAGACTAAACTCTATTATGAGTATCTTCTGGAAGTTATGGAGCGTGAGTGTGAAACTGCACATAAAGCAGAAAAAGTTCTTGCTGATGTAACTGGTAAGCCTGTTTCTCGTAGTTTCAAGATTAACTTCCGTAAAGCGTTTGCTAATAAAGTAAGCGAAAGGTTGTATGAAATGAAGAAGGAAGAAAATCGAGTTCACGAAGATGCTAATGCTGTGAGTGAAAAACTCTCTACTATGCGATTTGGTAAAACACGCAAATTTGCTGGTGCTAATGGTGCTGGTGCTGATGTAGGAAATGAAGTTGGTAATTCGGTTTCTCTCCGTCGCCAAACTTCTGGTGCTTCTGCAAAACAACTCTGTGGGGTTTAATTTCCCACTCTTTTCAATTCTTTACTCTAAACTAAAATGACTTCTTCTGCTGATATGATTGCCGAGTTTCAAGTAATGTATCTCATCGGTGTTCTTGAGCGTCTATCTACTCTTGGCTTCCTAGCAGCCCCTCCGTATAATATCTCACAAGAGGGTATTGATACTTTTATTCAACTTGACGAGAATAGGTATAACCTTTATACTGATTCTAGTCAGGTAAAAGAACTTCTGCGAGTTCTTCTTAAGAGTGAAAATGGAGTTGATGACCCTGAACTCCTTGATAATATGTTCTCTCTTGTGAAAGATTATATCTATAATCGAGAGCTTATTGTAAAGTTTGGTCTGTCTCAGCAATTTGCTTGAGACCAGTTGTGAGATGTGACGGTCGTAGAACCGTCACAATAAAAGAGTACAGACCCTAAAGTGTGGTATTATTAAAGGGTGGAGGGACCGCCCAACACAAAGTTCAACTTCATTATTAAAATGACTGACCTTAATCTTCACGATGATTACGAAAACTTTGCTAATTATCTGGGTGTAGATTATGATGATTATGTAAATCTTCAACTTGGTCTTTATGATGAAGATGAAATTGAAATTGAATACTCTGTGAGTATTTGATTTAATTCAAGGAATGGTAGTTGCCTATGGACTGGAAATGTCTGGTCGATAAAGTTCTCCACCTTGGGGGCTTAGCTCAGTTGGTAGAGCAAAGGACTGAAAATCCTTGTGTCGGCAGTTCAATTCTGCCAGTTCCCATTTGAGAATTAAACATTCTCAAAACTTCTCAATCATTCTTTAATATGACTCAATCAATTCCTGTTGTTTTGTTCCTCGAAGATGGTTCCACTAAAGTTTTGGGTGTGTATGATAATTACAAAGCTGCCGATCGAGCTGTAGATAAGTTTAGTGAGCTGTATCCTAATGGTTGGGTAGATATTCTTGATGGTGCTTTAGCAGCATAAACTCTTAAACTGTTACACATTCACTCATCATTTTTATGACTTCTCAAGACAAAATCAACGCCCGCCGTGCCCGTGTTAAACAACTCATCGCAGAGGGTCGTGTGATGACTGAAAATATGCGGAAACAACAAAAGGCTGCACTTAAGTATCAAACCCAACTTGAGGAACGCGCTGAGACAATTCTGGCCGGTCTTGTAACTCATTCCAAACCTAAAAACTGTGTGGTAGATAATCAGCCTAAAATTAAAGCCCCTAAAGAGGCAAATACGAAACTCGCAAAAAATATGAAAATTGACCGTCTTGCGAGTGCTGCTGATGAGATTTTGAAGGAACTTCAAGTAGCTTAAATCATTCATTTATCTGTTACACATTAACATTATGGCTACTAAAACCTGGGTTATCAAACTTGAAATTGAACTTGATGAGAACTCCCATCCTAGAAAGTTTGTTCCTGATGCTATTTGTGAATGTCTTGATTTGAATGGTGGTGAAGACATCAACGAGATTGAATACGTTTGTTTAGACTGATAGGACACTAATCAAACCGTTACAGTATCAAATCCATTAGAGCACTTGATGCTCTATAATAACAACAGTTCAGCTCACCTAATGCAAGTCCATCACGCTGTTGTAAATCTTACTTTCTTTGGAGGTAATCAATCAGTTTGTAATCAACTGTTTAGAACTACTAAAGAAGCTGCTAGTAGAATTGAAAAAGTCTTTCAGGATACTTACTCAATTTCTGGTGTTTATTCCAACCAACCACAGACTGAAGTAAAAGGTTATGTGGACTGGGAAGTTTATCCTTACCAGCCAGGAATTATGACTATGAGTCCTGAAATGGTAAAAATTATCTGTGGAGGTTAAGTAAATGAAACCAGGATTTCATCCACTAAAAAATGCTAAGGAGAAACTTGTAGAGTATAATAAGTATTACCTCGTCCCTGGTGTTTGGGTTTATGAGGAAGTTAATCAAAAACCAAAACCCTGTTGGGCTACTTTCACACCAAAGAAACAACTTCTAGGATGTAGTTTCAAATTCCTTGACGCTAAAGAAAGGGTCAAAATTGATAAAATTAACAAAATCCTACAAAAGTACTAATCACAATGTTTAGGACCGATGGCTCAGTTCATTATGGTGGAGTTCAAAATGAAGCTGATACAATCCAGATTCTTAATGAACTGAATATCTATAATTGTGTTGTGGAAAAACTTGGTGGAACTACACAAAAAGCTGATGCTACAACTGCTGATAAACTAATTAGTATCAAGAGAAAGAAAGGAATTTCTAATGGCTCATTTGACTGGTTCAACACAAGTAAGTATAATGAATCTTTAGGAAATATCTTTGATTCTTTCCTTGAATCAGTTAAACAATTTAGAACTTTTCCCAAATCAATTCTTAATGATATTGAGTTTATCTCAACGGTGAGAAATCAATTCAATCAACTTTGTGAGACTTGTTTAGATAATCTTACCGATAGTCAAATACGCAATATTATCCAGCAAGGATTGTGTGATACAAATAATAATTTTGATGTTGTAATCAATGATATTGAAACTCATCGCTTGATGATATTTCCTTTTGAAAATCATCCTGTAGTGCAATATCTTAGTAGTGGAATGAGTATTTCTCTAGAGGGAACTGGTAAATCTTCTAGGAAGATTATCTTTAGTGACGGTCAAAATAATTATGATTGTGGCTTAAGAATAAGAGTCACTTCAAACAATGGAATTAATGCATTTTTAGGATTGAGTAAGGCAAATAAATCATCACAAGTAGTAATCAAACTTCAACAAGATAGTATCCACAAACTATTAGCACAAACTGAACATAAAACCTATGAGTATTGAAATATTACAACAACCTGCCGAGGAGATGGATAATATAGATCAAACTTTTGATTTGATTTATATGGATCCCCCTTTTGGATTGCAGAGAGATTTTAAGATGTTAGAATCAAATGGAGAGGAGAAGGGATTTACTGATACTTGGACATCATTCGATGATTATATTGATTGGTATGCAGAAATTATCAATAAAGCCTGGGGAAAGCTGAATAAGAACTCTTGGATGTATCTTCATAATAATTTTATTGGTAATGCTTTAGTTTTATCTAAAGTTGATGAAGTAATCAAGAATTCATTTTACACAAATATTTCTTGGAAACGCTCTGGCCCTAAAAATAACATCAAGAATGGATGGGGAAATATTGTAGATAGCATTATGGTTCTGCGTAAGGGTAATCCATACTTCCAAGTTGAATACACAGATTTAGATCCAAAATACGAGAAGAATAGTTTCAAAAATCAAGACGATAAAGGATTTTATGCTCTAGCAAAAACCACTGGTGAGAAAAGTCGTCCAGGTAGAATGTTTTCATATAAAGGTTATACACCAACTTATGGTTGGAGAATTAGTGAGGATATGTTGATTGAGTTAGATAATCACAATCTACTTCATTTTGGAAAAAACACAATTTACAAGAAAATTTATCTTGAAGATAATAAAGGTGTTCCAGTTCAAAATCTATGGGATGATGTTTATTTCATTTCTAGGAGTGAAACAAACAAACGTAAGTATCCAACACAGAAACCACTTAAGTTACTGGAGAGAATTATTAAATCATCTTGTCCTGAGGGTGGTTGGGTATTTGACCCATTCGCAGGTTCTGGAACAACCGCAATTGCTGCTAAACTATTAGGTAGAAATTGTGTGACTTGTGATATTAATCCACAATCAATTGAGTTGGTGACTGATGCAATCAATGAGTGCAATTATATTGTATAGGGTGTTGTTGAGTTTGAGACCCTTTCTCATTCTGGGTCTTATAGCCCTTGGACCAGTTGTAGCACTGGCACAATAAAAGAGCACAGAGGCTAAAGTGTGGTAGATTAGAAGGGTGGAGCTGGTAGCTCTCACAACAGTTTCATTAATTAATCAAACAAATGATTAAATTCACCAAAGCTCAAAATGAAATTATTCAAACTCTTGGAAATGGTGGGGAAGTTTATAATTACACTCAAAGAATGAGGGCAATTCAACCTCTCATTGAAATGGGAATTGTTTATATCAAAGAGATCAAAGATAAGAATGGAATCACAGATTCTGTAAAAGTTTGTCTAGTTGATTAAACTTTATTTCATTTACTAAATTCTTTTTTTTTCGATGACTCAATCACAAGTTCTTTCTTTCACTTCTGGATTTCCACCTGCTGAGAAAATGACTAATTTTATTGTTTCAATTGACTATCGCAAACTCTATCATGATTTTATGAATGGAGTTACGATTGCATGTGCTTTTATTGCTGCTATTGCAACTGTAATTTCACAAAAGTGGAATGAGTATTATTGTACTGAGCGTCTGCAACTTGTAGCAATCAACACTTATGAATGGCTGAAAACTGTAGCTGTTCCAAATACTAAGAAATTTGCATCTAGCGTATATCAAGCTGGTGTAAAGACTCGGGAGATTTACGAAGTTATCAATTCTCCTTTGTTCATTACTCTTTGATGATGTACAATCAATTCCAACAACTTAAGTTTGAGTCTCATCATATTCCTGATGCGATTCAAGCAAAACATACATTTGATAATGGTTGGATGATTAGTGTAGTTTCTGGTCCTGCTGGTTGTGGTCTGTATGGTAATGTAGATAAGGATACTTATGAAGTTGCAATTTTTCGCCCTAATGGTACTATGACTGATGATGTTTCTGGATGGAATGATCCTAAAGAAGTATCTGCTATGATGTGGGTTCTATCTCAACTATGAATAAAGAACATCAAATTCAAGAATTAATGAGTCAAATCAAGAAACTACACAAGGAACGAGATACTACTCCAGAACATCAAGTTCAAGTGATTGAATCCATTACTGAGGATATCAATTACTATCAACATCAAATTGATTTTTTGGTTAATGAGATGTAGTTGTCTCAACTCAAGTCTCTTATACCATGTGCCAGTAATCCTTCTGGCACAATAAAAGAGCACAGATCCCGATCTATGGTAGATTAGATGGGTGGAGAGGCTGTGCCTTAACACCAAATTCAATTAACTAAACTCAAAATGATTGCTGAACTCTTCACTTTCAAAAATCTTCCCAGCAACTACAAGCAAGTTCTCAATCAAACTCTTGAGCCTAATCAAATTGTTTATGTGATTAAGGATAACCAAAACAATCCCAAGAGTATTACAACTTCTGTAGTTCAAGCAATTACAAAAGTACAAAAGTGACTTGTATCCTTCGTAACATTAAAGATCAAGAAGTTTATTACTTTGATGATAGTGATGAACTTTATGATTGGGTAAATGAGAACATCAATCACCAAGATAGAAATTATTGGGAAATGATTGATGATGAAGGTCAAGTTTTTTATGTTTGATTGAGTTCTTTACCTGATGTGCCAGTAATCCTAGTGGCACAATAAAAGAGCACACCCCCCAAAATCTGCTATTGTAGAAGGGTGGAGCTGGTAGCTCTCACAACAGTTTCATTCACTACATTCATTCAAAATGACTCAATTCACCATCACTAAAAAAGGACAAGAGATTGAGTTTGATTCTGCTTTTAGTGAACTTGAGGTGGCAAAGTATTATCTACAAGAGCACCTTTCGTATAATACTTTTGCACAAGATCTCACTAGCAAGAAAAATCTAAGCGAAAGGCAAATTGCTTGGGTTCATTATCTTGCAACTGAACACCTACAACAAGAACTTAATAAGGAAACTCAAGAAGGAGAATATAAACCACTCATCGAAAAGATGTATGCGAAACTTAACGAAAAGTCCCGCAAGTTTCATCTTCACTTACCAGCAGATGTTTCAATCTCCACTGTAAATCGTGGACCAAACACCGGATCACTTTATGTGTTCTACGAAGGCATTTATATTGGTAAAATCACACCTGAAGGAATTCTTCAATCAACTAAAGCAACTGAAGATGTAAAAAATCTTCTTCTTGATGCTAATGAAAATCTGCTAAAACTAGCACAACTTTATGGACATGAAACTGGAAATTGTGCTGTGTGTGGTAGAACTCTCTCAGACCCAATTTCTATCCAAACTGGAATCGGTCCTATTTGTGCGAAGAAACTCCAATGAGTCCTGAGGATAAAGAACTCATCACTAAAGCATACACAAATGCTCTTAATCAATTAAATCTTAAATTACCAAAACAATCAACTAATTATCAAGTTCTTTTCTTGAGATTTTATCAAAACTTAAGTACAACTCATGGAGATGATAAAGAGTTGATGTCCCACTGGCTCAATCAGTATAATACTCATTTGATGTTTACACCAAATCAAATGATATCTCAAGAAAGATATCTTATGCAAATCATTGATTATCTTGAAGGATTTATTTCAAAATGACTTACATCATTCAATCTAAAAACTTTACTCAAGAGTTTATTGATGAAGAAATTCTTCAATGTCTTGATACTCTTTATCAACAGAATCAAATGATTCAAGATTATTGGTTATCACAACTTTATGATGAAGATAACCAACCAATTCAACAAAATTGGAATGAGAATACTCTTATGCAAATGTACGATGATCTGAATGTTTAAACCAATTCAAACGTTTCTGATGACTGACCTTCCTTCTATTCGCATTACTCGTACAGTAGAGTATGTTCCTGAATTTTATCTTCAGTATTGTGAGGAAAATGAATTGAACCCAAATAAAGAAGATTTCTACTCATTTATTGAAGAATGGATTAACAATGACTTCAGTAATGCATTTGTAGATCAGAAAATAGAGTATGTTTATGAGTGATAATGTGTTGATTTGATAATATTAAAAAATGTATAAAAAAATATAATGTTGTGTATTTTATAGTTGTGAAATAAGGTGTTAAAAAGTGAAATATATAAAGGTTAATCATTCATAGAATGTTGTTAGAAACCTATCATAAACCTTATTAGAAACCCACTTAGAAACCTGTTAGAAACCCACTTATAAACCTGTTAGAAACCTTAGTTCTTATGTGTTAGAAACCTTATTAGAAACCTTAGTTCTTATAGTCATCCTGGCCTGAGTACATATAACTCTCAATCCTACCATAAAATCCCCAAAAAGTCAAGCCCCACCTAAGTTCTCACAATCTCACAATAAGTCTCAGGCACTCCCAAGCCACTTTTGAGACTGGCACAATACTCCAGCTCCCAGCCCCAAACTATGGTAGATTAGAGGGGTGGAGGGAGTACCTCCTAACAGTTCACTTTACTAACTTAAACTCAATGACTGCAACTCTCGATATGCCTAAAGAGATCGCTATTGCTACTCTTCGTAAGGCAGGAACTGGTGATAATCTTCTGGCTGTACTTGATGCTCTAATTTCTTATGAAACTCAAGATCAGGTAGAAGAAACTCACGAACCTATTGAGTGGGTTAATGCTGTAAATCTGGAGTCTGAGGATGAAAATGTTGTTACTGATGAGGTGATTGATTTCTAAAACTCTTTGAGAGGTGCTTATAAGGACCAGGAACAGCCTTCTGGTCCTTATTTCGATCCTTAGTCAATTTATAAGTTTCGATGGCCTTAGAGACGATTTTACGAAATCTTCAAGTTTTTATAAAATTTAACAATAAACTTGTATAAATAAATGCAACAAACTTAAATGAGTTTGAAGTAATCCTCTTGAACGCAGGGCAATTTCAGGTAAAACTGATACCCCACAAAGCGGTAACAAATGATTCATAAACGAATTTAAGAGTGTTAATTACAACTGAATACTACGATTATGTTATTGATGATTTTAGATGTATAAATCTTAAGATTGTAGATTACAACTAGGATTTCAAGGATTTAATACTCTTCTGGTTTAGAGTATTAGAACATTCAAGACTACTGATAAAGTAGAATAATTTAATTAACTTTTTTTGATTTTATAGTTACTTGGGGAGTTTCTAAAGGGTTCTCTGTCGGCACTAAATCCTTTCACCATAGAGTGATAAAACCTTGAATTTTACATTAGTTGAACTTAAATGATTGGAAGTTAGTTAAGTTGCACCAAGTCATTAACAATCTCTTAAAACTCCAATATTATGGGGTAGGGGTTCTTATACATTATACTCTTCTAATATCTTTAAATATTCTTTTTGGTCTTTTAGCAATTTATCAATATATTCACTAATAACTTGTTCTTCTTTATATGCAAGTTTTTCTTTGTGTAGTTGATTATTAATATTATCTTGTCTAAGTTTTTCTAATTCTTCTTGCTGTTTAATTTTTAATATATCAATAATATTATCTATTGTATCATTGCTAAAAATCAAATCTATACATTCCCTCCGCTTTGGTAAAATCTTTTTATACTTTACCTGAGTTTCATTTTTGATTTCCAGTATAACCGCAGAGTTCTCTACATTTTGTTTGCTGGTTATTACTTTATTATTAAATTTATGAATTCTTTTTGGCTTTTGATATTCTTGGTAATCTACTTCAATAAAATCACTTGATGAAATATTTAATGCTTCATTAATACTTCTTACGTTAATTAACATAACTTTATCCTTAGTTACTTCGCAAATATTATTTATTCTCTTTAATAAAATGGAGGGGTTATTAACCCCTCCAAATGTCTTGTTATTTGCGAAGTAACTAAGACATTATATTTATTCCATCATAAGTTTTCTTTTTTGTTATAAACTTATGATGGCTTTGCTGTATGTAAAAATAATTAAGTTCGTTAATAAGTTACTTGACTATTCTACTTCGTTTATGATATAATTCTACTAACTTCGTTTATTTCGTCTATGAGTTCTTGTAGTTCGTGAGTTACTCATACCCCAGGGGGGTTATGTGTTTGAATCACTTTGGGGCTAATGAGTTTCATTCATTCTGCGGTGTGTATAAGCCTCTGTAAGGCCACTTCGTTATACTTAAGGCTTATGTCCTTAAGTATAATAAACCTCCCTTACAGTTCGTTATATCGCTTGGAAAACAGTTCGTGTAAAAAATAGCAGTCCCTTCGTTTATTTCATACGGGGAGGGGGTTAGGTATAAGAATAGTTTAGGTTTGTTTTATTCTTTATGGTCATCAGTTCGTGTAAAGAATAAACAACTCTTCGTTTATTTCATACCCCAGGGGGGTTAGGTATAAGAATAGTTTAGGTTTGTTTTATTCTTATACACGAATACTTCGTGTTAATATACTTCGTGAATTACGATTAGCAGTATAAAGAATAGCAGTTAATTTTATGTTTGGGGTGATGCTTATAGAAACCGTTGCCCCCCCCCCTAAGTTATTAAAGGTTCTTAAAGGTTCTTAAAGCGTTTCTAAAAGGCGTATATAATATTAGGAGTCCCATATTTTGAAAAGGCTGTGGCTAAACGCCCATTCATTTGCATTTCGGTAAAAAAAATTTCGCGGGAAAATTTTTAAATTCAAAACCTTTTTCATAAGAATTCTATATAACAAAAGAAAATACCAGTATCATATAAGACAAATGAAAATTAGTATCGATGAATTTGAGAGAGATTTACTTATAGAAACCTTAGAATTTAGATTAGAGAATGACGAAGATTTAATTATTGCCGAATCATTAAAAGAAGAGCTTCAAGAATTACTCAGGAAGATAGAGGAAGATGAATACCTATAATGTATCAGTTAATGGTATAGAAGTATTAAAAGAAGTATCATTTGATAGTTTAGAGAAAGAATTAAAAACTCTTCGTCCTTTAGTATGGCTTAATGGAGGTAAAGATGAAGATATTACAATTACTGAAAATAACTTGAAAAATTTTTAATTTTTTGGTAGAATAGATACTTCAAGGTCTAATTGATGACTTGATTTTTTTTTAATTTTATTTGGAGGTTATAATGCCGAAAGGATTTACAGTAAAAGCTAAGGTTCCAGAAACAGTTCAACCAGGGCAGATTGATGTAGAGAAAGCCCGAGAGATGATTAGAGGAAAAAGCATAGTATTTTGTTTGCCTGGTCGTGGATGTTCTTTTACATTTCTAAAGAACTTCGTTCAATTATGTTTTGAATTAGTTCAACACGGAGCTAGTATTCAAATTTCACAAGACTATAGTTCAGTTGTTAATTTTGCTCGATGTAAGTGCCTAGGAGCAAATGTATTACGAGGACCAGACCAAGAGCCTTGGGATGGTAAACTAAATTATGATTATCAACTATGGATTGATAGTGATATTGTATTTGGTGTAGAGCAGTTTTATCGTCTTATTGTGATGGATAAAGACATTGCTGCTGGATGGTATCTTACAGAAGATGGAAATACCACTTCTTGTGCTCATTGGCTAAGTGGAGATGAGTTTAAGAATAATGGTGGTGTAATGAATCACGAAAAACTTGATACTATTACAAAGCGTAAGAAACCATTTACAGTTGATTATACTGGATTTGGTTGGACAATGATTAAGAAAGGAGTATTTGAACATCCTGAGATTAAGTATCCTTGGTTTCCAATTAAACTTCAAGAATTCAATGATGGAGAAATTGTTGACTTCTGTGGAGAGGACGTTGGATTCTGTTTGGACGCAATTGCAGCAGGTTTTGAGATTTGGGTAGACCCACTATGTCGTGTAGGACACGAAAAAATGAGAATACTTTGACTTTCTATCAAACATTCGGTAGAATAATCTGATAGAACAATCAAAGACGTTCTTAACTTTTATTAGACCTTATAAAATCTTATAAGGTCTTTATCGTTTTTTAGAAATTATCTTGGAGAAAGTAAATTATGGCCTTGAATAAGAAGCAAATTGATATCCAAAGTACTCCTAAAAATACTCGTCAAGGAGCTGGGAGAAACACGAAGTATGCAGCAACCAGTAGGAATAAAGCTAAGAAGGTTTATAAAGGCCAGGGGAAGTGACTATTCACTATGGAAGACTAGAAAATGGTAGAATTTCCCCAAAAAATGTCCTTGAGCGTTTGTTAATCAATTCATCTGGAAATACTGATGAAGATTGTTGGGAATATCTAGGTAAAGATACTTCCGGAGGAGGACATAAGCGAATTAGGCTAGATGATACTACTAGAATGATGGTCCATAGATTAGCTTGGGAAGCATTTAATGCAGAACCAATTCCTGATGGACTACTAGTTCTACATAAGTGCGATAATCCAAAATGTTTCAATCCACATCATTTATTTTTGGGAACCCATAAAGACAACTTAATTGATTCTATAAACAAAAATAGAAGAAATCAATTTAGAAAAATAAAAATTGAAGATTTAAATGAAATTAAAAGTTCAAAGTTATACTCAACAGAGTTAGCATTAAAGTATAATGTTACATCAGCTAGAATTAGACAAATCAAAAGAGGAAAATAATATTTCAAACAGTGAATGGGAACAAATACATCAAGATGACCTTTGGGTTTATAATAAACTACAACTTTCTAAGAAATTAGGATATCTTTGTGGTCCTTGTGGAGTTGATGTTCCCATTCCAAACTATTATATTGTGCGTCCCGCCATTAATTTTAATGGTATGGGACGTTTTTCTCGTATAGAATGGTTAGAATTATCTACAGATCACTTACATCCTAGTGAGTTTTGGTGTGAAATCTTTACAGGAGACCATATTAGCATTGATTTTTATAATAAAACTTCAAAATTAGTAGTTAAAGGCTTTAAAAATCCAAAAAATCCATCATATATGTGGAATTCTTGGGTAAAAATTAATAAAAATGTTGAATTTCCAGAGATTTTAAACAATTTAGTCGGTAATTATCCAGTCATTAATTGTGAATTTATAGGAAATAATTTAATTGAAGTTCAATTTAGAGAAAATTTAGATTTTCGTTGGGGAAATACTATAGCAATACCTGTTTGGAAGGATAAATCTATAAAAATTCTATCAGGATTTAAATTTGTTAAGGATAAAGATTATAATAGAAAAGGCTTTTTGATTAAATAGGTATGTTATTTTAGGAGATTTATGTAATTGGAAAAGTATTCAATGGGAAGACACGTCATTTTAGAGGTATATAATGTAGATTTTAATTTACTGAATCAATTAGAACCCCTATTAGAGGTGGTTCGAGATGCTATAAATTCAGTAAACATGACAATATTGAATATCTACACCTATAAATTTACCCCACAAGGGCTAACGATACTATTCTGTTTAGCAGAAAGTCATGTAAGTCTTCATACTTTTCCAGAGCATAATTGCATTTCATTTGATGCTTATACTTGTGGAGATAATAACCCAAAATTAATTGCTATTGAACTATTAAAATATCTAAAATCTTCAAACTATAATATGAGAGAGTTAACTAGATAGCTACAGGAGATAGCAACCTCCTTATAAAAGTTCTGTTTTAATTAATTAAAACAGGAGCACCAAAATGGCAGTATCAATTACAGATAGGGACTCAAATTATATGAAGTCTATGTGGGGGACTACCAAACTAATTACTGATTATGATAGTCCCAATGTTCTGCAAGAAGTTATGTATGATCCAGCAAACAAAGCTAATCATATGAAACAAGAATTGTATGAAGATTTTGATGAAAATGATTTTGAATATGGAGTAGAGCCTACTTATAAATTAAATAAAGGACAAAAACTCCTATAAATATTAGGAATAAACTATAAGCTTAATGGCTATTCAAATTTCTAGAACATTTAGAGATATTAGTCTATCTTTTACTAGAAATCCAGTGACTAATGATATCATTGCAATTCGTAATGAAGATGCTATTAAAAAGTCTGTTATTAATTTAGTTCGTACTCGCATTGGTGAAAA